AACTTTGGTCAAGTTAATCAAATCACTTTTGCTCAAGCAGGAGCACTGCAGCAAATGGTACAGCAGGCAACAGGAGCCGTTGACTCAGCAGGAATTGCAGGTCAAGTTAATGGCGAGAGTACTGCCGCTGGTATTAGTATGTCTCTTGGCGCTATTATTAAACGCCATAAACGTACACTAATTAACTTTCAGCAGTCCTTCTTGATTCCTTTTGTTAAAAAAGCAGCTTATCGGTACATGCAGTTTGACCCAGAGAACTACCCTGTTGCTGACTACAAGTTCAACGCAAGTAGCACTTTAGGCATTATTGCTAGGGAGTACGAAGTTACTCAGCTAGTACAGTTGTTACAAACTATGGGCAAAGACTCTCCATTGTATAATACGCTTATCCAGTCTGTTGTAGATAACATGAATTTGTCTAACCGTGAAGAACTTCTTGCAGCATTGGCTCAAGCTTCACAACCTAACCCACAGCAACAACAAATGCAACAACAAATACAGCAATTACAGATGCAGTTCCAGCAATCACAAACTCAGGCACTGTCTGCTCAGGCACAAGAGTCACAAGCACGAGCAGCTAAATTAGCAGCAGAGGCTCAAGCAGTGCCGCAAGAACTAGAGATTGACAAGATTAACGCTATCACCCGAAACCTTCGTGAAGGCGACCAAGAAGATAAAGAGTTTGAGCGACGTATGAAAGTTGCTGATACTCTCCTTAAAGAAAAGCAAATAGAAGGTAAAACTAATGCTAATAACGCAAAAAGAGATGCAGCTCCTGCTAGACCAGATCAACAACAAGTTCAGCGACCAGTTCAGCCGATTGGACCAGCTGGAAGCCAAGGTGGAGGAACTCAGTAATGCCAGCAAAGAAGGATCCAAGACTAGCACGAGCAGGGGTAAGCGGGTTCAACAAACCAAAGCGGACGCCTAATCATCCAACCAAGTCTCATGTAGTTGTTGCTAAAGAAGGTGACAAAGTTAAGACTATTAGGTATGGACAACAAGGAGTTAGCGGTGCAGGTAAAAACCCTACAACTGCTAAAGAGAAAGCACGACGTAAATCATTTAAAGCTCGTCATGCAAAAAACATAGCTAAAGGCAAAATGTCTGCAGCTTACTGGGCAAACAAATCAAAATGGTAAGGAGATTACTATGCCAGCAGGAAAAGGAACATACGGTAGTAAAGTAGGTCGTCCACCTAAAAAGAAGGCAACGACTAAAGCAAAAAAGCCCGTAAAGCGAATCACTCAAGAAGAAGTGGAAGCTCGTATTAAGGCAGCAAACAAAAAAGCTAACAACATGACGCCTAGTCCTGCTATGCAAAAAAAGATGGCAGAACAAATGCGTACCAAGAAAATGGACGCTAAGATGAAAGCTGCTGCTAAAAAGGCTGGCGTACCTATGAGAAAGAAAAATGCCAAAAGCAAAAAGTAAAAAAGCTAACGACGCTTGTGCGCGTAAGGTTAAGTCTAGATACAAAGTCTGGCCTTCCGCGTACGCTTCTGGTGCAGTAGCCAAATGCCGAAAGGTAGGAGCTAAAAACTGGGGTAATAAAAGTGGCCGTAAGAAAAAGTAAAAAGGGTGCTGCCCTTAAAAAGTGGTTTAAGGAAGAGTGGGTAGACGTTAAGACAGGTAAACCCTGTGGACGTAAATCTGCAAAGGGCGACAGCAAACGTCCTTATCCTTCTTGTCGGCCTAAAGCCGTTGCCGCTAAAATGACTAAAGGTGAAAAGGCTTCATCTGCACGTCGTAAAACAGGGCCAGCTAAAATTAAACACGCCGTTACTGCATCAGGACGTAGAAGAAAAACTTCTAAAAAGTCTTGACAAATGCATAAAAGTATGGTATAATATAACTATATAATATAATAACAGAGGAAATCATGACTCCCGAGCTTGAAACTTACTTCAACAATTACAATGAACTCTTCAACCACGAAGGTTTCAAACAACTCGTACAAGAGCTTTCCAATAACGCAACGCAACTAGCAGACATTCAAACAGTAAAAGATCAGGAAGATTTGTACTTTCGTAAAGGTCAAGTAGCTGCTTTTGCAACTGTCATTAATCTACAGGCGACGATCGAAGCTGCTCGTGATCAAGCCGAAGCAGAAGAACAAGAACCAATAGATGTATAAAATATATGACTTCCGTTGTACTAACGGACACGTCTTTGAAGAAATGGTAGAGAGTAACGTTACAACCAGTAGGTGCGGTTGTGGCGCGAATGCTACACGTATGGTATCTGCCCCGTCCTTTCACTTAAATGGCGCTGACGGTTCATTCCCCGGCGCTCACATGAAGTGGGTCAAAGAGCACGAAAAAGCAGGTAATAAACAATAACATCTCCATAATGATAATGATCACGGAGCTTAATTATGTCTAGAGCAACGATTCTAGATCCCCGTCCTGAAGAGGAAAACGCGGATCAAATCGAACAAAACGAAGTAGAAGAGATTCAACAAGAAGCAACAGCAGAAGTTGAGCAACCTCAGCCAGAAGAACCAAGCTTACCAGAGAAGTACCAAGGTAAGTCTTTAGAAGAAGTTGTACAAATGCACCAAGAAGCTGAGAAGCTACTAGGTCGTCAGTCTTCTGAAGTAGGCGAACTTCGTAAAGTTGTGGATGACTACATCAGTACTCAAACACAACCTACAGCACCTCAACAGCAACACGTTGAGCCTGAAGATGATATTGATTTTTTTACTAATCCTCAAGGCGCAGTAAATCGTGCTATTGAGAATCATCCTAAAATTAAAGAAGCGCAAGAGTACTCAATGCAGTACAAACAGCAAGCATCCCTTGCTACGCTTCAAGCCAAACATCCAGATATGCAGACGATCCTTAGTGATCCTAAGTTTGCAGAATGGATCAAGGCATCTAAAATTAGGACTCAGTTGTTTGTAGCAGCTGACCAACAGTACGACGCTGACTCTGCGGACGAACTCTTCTCACTCTGGAAAGAGCGAAAGACAGTAGCCCAGCAGACTGCCCAAGTTGAAAAACAGGCACGTAAGCAGACACTCAAGGCAGCTAATACAGGCAACGCACGAGGCACTGGTGAGGGTTCCCGTAAGAAAACATATCGCAGGTCCGACATTATTAAACTAATGAAAACAGACCCTGAGCGTTACCAAGCATTGTCAGATGAGATACTGACAGCATACGCGGAGGGTCGGGTCAAATAATCTAAAGGAGATTAATCATGGCTGGCGAAACTTCCGGAACTTACTTCACAGCAAATGCTGTGGTAGACAAAACAGCAGCAGGTACTTTCATTCCAGAAATTTGGAGTGACGAGATTATTGCTGCATACCAAAAGAACCTCAAGATGGCTCCTCTTGTCAAGCGCATTCAAATGGCTGGCAAGAAGGGTGACGTAATCCACATCCCTAAGCCTACTCGTGGTTCAGCTTCTGCTAAGGCGGAGTCAACTGCTGTAACAATCCAAGCAAACCTTGAGTCAGAGTTGACTGTCACTGTTGACCGTCACTTCGAGTACTCACGTCTTATCGAAGACATCGTAGAAGTACAGGCTCTCAACAGCCTCCGTCAGTTCTACACAGAAGATGCTGGCTACCAGCTTGCTCTTAAGGTAGACACTGATCTTATCAACGCTGCTACTGGCTTCGGTGATGGTACTCGTACTCAGACTCCAGCTAACACTGGTGCTAACTGGGTTAACAGCAACAGCTATTACTTCAATGCCGCTGCTGGCCTTGCTGCTTACGCTGCTGACACTGTAACTTCAGGCGACAACTTCACTGACCTTGGTTTCCGTGAAGCTATCAAGCTGATGGACGACGCTGACGTTCCTATGGAAAACCGTGTACTTGTAGTACCACCTGCAGTACGTAAGTCTCTGATGGGTATCGACCGATACGTGTCTTCTGACTTTGTTGGTGGTCGTAGTGTAGAGTCTGGCCTTATCGGTAACCTCTACGGCGTAGACATCTACGTTTCAAGCAACGCTCCAGTAATCGAAGCATCAGGTCAGAACAGTGCTTCTACTGCTGACACTCGTGGTTGCTTGTTCTTCCACCAAGACGCTCTTGTCATGGCAGAGCAAATGGCTGTACGTTCGCAGACACAGTACAAGCAGGAATACCTGTCAACACTGTTCACTTCGGACACTCTGTACGGTGTAGAAACATACCGTCCAGAAGCTGGATTCATCCTCGCAGTTTGCGACGAGTAAGTCCACTAGGGGGTCAGCAATGGCCCCTTTTCCTTTCTCCTCCTTCTTCTCTGCAATAGGACTTTCCGATGTCGAACTACACTAAGACTACAGACTTTGAAGCTAAGGACTCGTTACCTACAGGCGACTCAGGAAAGATCATCCGTGGCGCTGAATTTGAAACAGAGTTCGATGCAATCTCCACTGCTATTGCAACCAAAGCTGACACAGCAGGGCCTACGTTTACCGGAACCCTGACCTTTGAAACTATTTCTGACGGAACTATTGGCGTTACTGCATTTGTTGATGAAGACGATATGTCGTCCGACAGTGCAACTCTGGTTCCTACACAGCAGTCCGTAAAAGCGTACGTTGACTCACAAGTCACTGCACAAGACCTAGACTTCCAAGCTGACACTGGTGGTGCGCTAAGTATCGACCTAGACAGCGAGACACTGACCTTTACAGGCGGCACTGGTATTGATACGTCTGGCTCAGGTAATGCTGTTACCTTTGCTATTGACTCTACCGTTGCCACACTGACTGGTACTCAGACGCTTACTAATAAGACTCTCACGTCTCCTGACGTAAACACTCCTGACATTGACGGTGGTACTATCGACGGTGCTACTATTGCTACGTCAGACATTACAGTAGGCACTGGTAAGACCTTGGATGTCTCTAGTGGCACACTAACGCTGGCTGATAACCAAATCTCTGGTGACAAGGTTGAAGGTGGTACGATTGCTTCAACTACGATCACAAGCCTAGCTTCTACTACTGTAGACACAACTAACCTAGAAGTAACCAACATCAAAGCTAAGGACGGAACTGCTGCTGGTTCTATTGCTGACACTACTGGTGTTGTAACTCTTGCGTCTTCCGTACTGACTACAACGGACATTAATGGCGGTACGATTGATGGAGCTACCATTGGTGGTACTACTGCGGCGGCTGGATCGTTTACCACTGTTTCTGCTACAGGCAACATTACTGTAGACGGTACTGTAGATGGCCGTGATGTAGCTACTGACGGTACTAAGCTAGACGGTATTGAAGCTGGTGCTACTGCTGACCAAACAGCTGCAGAGATTCGTACACTGGTTGAGTCTGCTACTGACTCTAACGTCTTTACTGACGCAGACCATACGAAGCTTGATGGCATAGAAGCAGGCGCTACAGGCGATCAAACCAATGCTGAGATTAGAGCCGCAGTAGAAGCCGCTACAGATTCCAATGTATTTACAGATGCAGACCACAGCAAACTAGATGGTATTGAAGCAGGAGCAGACGTAACAGACACAGCTAATGTTACAGCCGCTGGTGCGTTAATGGACTCAGAGTTGACTAGCGAAGCCTCAGTCAAGGCTCTGAACCAAGGCGTAGCTACTACTGACAGTCCTACGTTTGTTGCTGTAGAAACAGATGAAATAAAATCAACTGATGAAATTAATATAACTATTGATTCTGATGATAATTCTTCTGCAAATTCGTTTACCGTAAGAAGCGGGTCTAGTGGTTCTTACGAAACGTTAATTAGTGCTGGAGAAGACGGGGCAGCACGTCTTTGGTACGATAACAATTTTAAATTAACAACGCAATCTACGGGCGTTGAAGTTACTGGTGTATTAACATCCGATGGTATTAAAACAGACATCGGCGTAAACGGAATTATTGAAGCTAATTCAACTAGCGATGCTATAGCAGATGGAGCATCATTATTAAAAATGAGAGCAGTAATTGGATCTGCTCAAAACGAAGTCGGTAACATTTTTATAAAGCATGTTGGAACTTCAGAAAACACTGGTGAAATTGTATTTAGTACAATGAACTCAGGAACTCTTGCTGAAAGACTGTCTATTGACTCCACAGGCATCGACGTAACTGGCAGTGTTGTCAGCGATGGTTTGACTGTTGATGGAAGCGCTAGTGTTAAATCAAGCGGTGGTAAGTCTACTATCTCAATTGGTGATACAGCGGCAAGCACCTATGCTCAATTGCTTTTATACGGCGGGGCAACTAAATACAACTGGATGGCCGCCGCCCAATATAATGCAAACAATGGTTTTGAAATAACGCCATCTACTGCAACTGAAGGCGTAACATTTAGCAACCCTGCACTTAGAATTGATTTTAATAGAGACATTAGTTTTTTTGAGGATACGGGCACGACTGCGAAGTTCTTCTGGGACAGTTCTGCGGAGTCTTTGGGTATTGGTACTAGCAGTCCGTCAGGCCCTTTAGATGTAGTGTCTAGCTCTGGAGCTGTTGGCCAATACATTAGAGGCAGGTCATCAGACAATATTGGGTCTTTATATTTTACTTCTAACGCAAGTGCGTCTACTGAGTATGGTTATGTCCAAGGACGCTCTACAGACTTGCGAATACAAGGGTTTAACAACGGTTTGATTTTACAGCCGTCTAGCGGCAACGTAGGTATCGGTACTAGTCCGTTTGCACCTCTTCACGTTAAAGGAACAACTAATGGAAACCTGTATGTTAGAGCAGGAAGTTCAGCCGTAGGCACTCTAACAGGAACCGCTTTAAGTAGTGTTAATGATGCCGCTAGTGCAACGGTTCCGTTAACCTTTGAAGGTTCAGAGTTTAACTTTGTTGAGTCTAATGCTGTAGTAGCAAAAATTGATGCCAGCGGCAACTTGCTGGTTGGTAAGACTGCCGCAAACTTTACTGTTGCTGGACATGAAATAAAGCCGGGA